CGGATCTTCATAGTCTCAAGCAGCAGCGCGTCATCAGAGCCTTTCTGCCGAGGAAACAAATACGCTTCGGGGAGATTCACTTTCACGTCATCATAAAGCAAGCTCTCACCTAAAACGTTTTGAAACTCCCTTTCAGTGCGACTGATAAACTCAGGATCCACCATAGCAGTAACCACCTCATCAGCGGCTGACGGCAAGGATCGAATCACGTCCAAACGATCGAAACTCACGGCCTCGGCGTCATCCTTCTCACCGAAATCCTTCAAAGCTACGTCCTCGTACAGACTACGCATATTCATCGGCATCTTGTGAATTGGTAACTCTGCACTAGCGCCAGCTGGTTCCCTAACTTCCACTGAAGCTCCGTAACGAGCTTCACGGATCGAAGCAATCTTTTCATCTCTCCGAAGGAACTTAGCACCTGTCAAGGCGCGCTGAGAATGCGCAAACCAATCGAACGTCCTTTTCTCGCCTGTTGCCTGAGTCTTGAGTAGAGCACCAAATACAACGTGCCCCTCAATAGCCTTCCTGGAAGAGGCATTGGCTTCACGAATGAGCAAGACTCCCTCGGTAGAGCGACACACAGCTGTCCATATGTCTAACGGTTGCACGGCGCTCATCATCGAACTATCAATCAAAAACTGAACGATGCGATGCTCCTGACCTTGAATGCCGCCACTCGTGAAAGCGTTGTACCCCAACTGGCGTCGTCTCTGCACAGTTGGATCAGACGAACAAATCAACGGTATGTGTTTGAGAGCTCCAGTGACAATCTTCACCCAGCCTCGTTTCGGATTGGAACTGGGGACACCAGAAACGGAGGCTAGCAGCTGCGGATTCCTATGAGACCACACCCAATAAGGAACGTCCCCGCAAGCCTTCATTAGCCACTTACACTCGTTCTCCATGGTATTCAACTCCGACTCCTTATTCGGATTGTTGAAGTTGTTCTGATCAGGCGCCCCGGTCACATAAAAGTGGGTAGCTACGCCCGTCAGAGCGAAAGCAGCTACCAGGCCAGGTTGCGCCAAAGAAGCCTCGTCAAGCATCATGAAGTTTGAATTCCTACAAAAGGCATTCTCTGGAGTATTGTGACTAGTGGCAGCCTTCTTCGGACCAATTTCCTTGTACAGCTTCCCTCTGAGAATGGTACGGGGAGCTACCGTCTGCCACACCCTCGCGTACGCTTCAGCCGCAGGTCGCGACTTAAGAAAAGCTACCATGGGGCTCGACTTGCTGCAGCCACTGTAACCACACACCATTCGAACCCAGATCTTTTTCCTCTTCGTGATCTCTGTGGCTCGCTTCAACTTTCTAGCCAGATCGGGAACGAAAGCATTGCTGGGGTTCGATTTCATCACGCCCGTCCTGCCGTCTTCCAACTCCTTCATGAGTTGGTC